TTCTAGAGGCTTTAGAGAACGGAGAGACTGGCAAGATATATGTTAGAAGATCCCCGGCTTGTACTATTCAGACCTTAGCTACAGCAATCAACGAATTATTCAACAAGAAAGATATTGAGTATATCGGGACTAAGCCCGGAGAGAAGATCCACGAAACCTTAATAGCTGATGAGAACTTTACCTCAGAAAATACAAAACAGTTAAACGTAGAAGAGACAAAAAGACTACTCTTAACTCTCCCTGAAATAAAAGCGGAATTAGGGTATAATAAAAACAAATGAAGAATCAAAAAGTAATCCTCAAGAAATACACATTCTCTACAGAAGAGCGAGACAAGCTAAGACAACTGGAAGCCGGCATAACCGTATCAAGAGCGCAAGTTGACGGTATGCAGATATATAAAGATGCAGTCCTTTCAAGTGTCTATAAGAGACTAGGCATAGACGGAGATCCCAAGAAAGGCTTTACCAAGAACATAAGATATAACCTCGGAAGTAACGAGATAGAATACACAGAGACAGAAAAGAAAGAAGAAGTTGCAAAGAAGTAACCCTATCCTCTATACTTAGTTAAACCAAACTCCGAAAGGAACGGTAAAGATATGGCAATGGGTAGACCTACAAAATACGAATTTAATCTAAGAGAAATTCAGACTTACTCCTTTAGCAATGAACGCTCACTAAATAATCTTCTATTGAGGGATATTGATTTTTTTATGGAAACTGTTTTCAATGAGAAAGTTAAGTCTGCTACAGATAAAAAGCATGAATATCAAGGATTCGCAAAATTAAAAACAGGGCAGAAATTACCATTAAGAGGAGTTAGGCTGGATTTATGGGTAGAATGTGAATCAGGAGCTAAATATATAATTGAGATAAAAAATCCTAAAAAAGGGAATTATGATTCTATTGCTGCAATAGGACAAATACTTGGCTATTCAATGAAGTTTCCTAACTCCAAATTAGTAATAGTCTCTACAGCTTATGACGAGGGGTTTTTAGAAATAGTCCAAAAATATAACTTACCTATAGATTTCGTACTCATAACAGAAACGCAAACATTTTTACTTAAAAAATAATATGGCAAATCAAGATTTAACACTGAAGCAACGTAAATGGTTGAAGTTATACTTAGAACTTGGTAATGCTACAGAAGCAGCGATGCAAAGCTATGACTGTAAAGATAGAGACAGCGCTGCTGTAATTGGCTTTGAAAACTTAAGAAAACTTAATTATGAAGAGTTTCTTGAAGAAGCAGGAATTACAGATAAATTACTTCAACAAAAAATTATAGATGGATTAGATGCAAATAAAACTGTTAGCGCTGTAAATACTGGTAAAAATGCGACTGCAAGCTCATCAGATTTTATAGATGTACCAGACTTTATGGCCAGACATAAGTATTTAGAAACGGCACTCAAGCTTAAAAGGAGATTAAAAGAACGTATGGATGTAACAACAGACGATAAACCACTTCCCCAACCGATTCTAGGTGGCATATCGGTTAAAAATGATTGAATATACTACGGCCACTCGGAAGATAACAGAGCTTAATAAGCGTATTAGGGCTGTATCTGGCGGGACTGCTGCCTCTAAAACAATGTCTATCCTCCTTTGGTTAATTGATTACTGTCAATCTCCTACGAATGTAAATAAATTGGTTACAGTTACTTCAGAGTCTTTCCCTCATCTTCTAAAGGGCGCAATGCTTGATTTCGAAAACATAATGAAAGACCGAGGGTATTGGAAAGATGATAGGTGGGTCAGAAATCCTTTAGCTATCTATACCTTTGAAACAGGAAATAAATTAGAGTTTGCCACATTTGATACTTATTCAAAAGCACATGGAGCAAGAAGAGATGTTTTATTTATAAATGAAGGAAATTATATGTCATACAATATTGTAGATCAGTTAATGGTTAGAACTAGAGAAACAGTCTGGTTAGATTGGAATCCGACAGCAGAATTTTGGTTTTATACAGAAATGTTAGGAGTAAGAGACGATATAGACTTTATTACCCTAACCTATAAAGATAATGAGGCGCTAGACGTAACCACCATCAAAGAGATCGAGTCTCATAAACATAATAGGGCGTGGTGGCAAGTCTATGGTCTAGGACAGATGGGAGAGCTAGAGGGGAGAATATATACTGGCTGGCAGATGCTAGATAATATTCCTACAGAGGCAAGACTTGAAAAATATGGTCTAGACTTCGGATATAGCATAGACCCTACAGCAGTAGTCGCTATTTATAAGTGGAACGACTCATACATATTAGACGAAGTAATACACCAGAAGGGACTAAGCAATAGACAAATATCCGAACTGTTGCTTAACCTAGACAGAGCCTCAGTCATAGCAGACAGCGCAGAGCCTAAGTCTATAGACGAGATAGCAAGCTATGGAGTACCTATCTTCCCCTCAACTAAAGGTAAGGACTCGGTAAATCAGGGAATACAGCTAGTCCAAGACCAGAAGATATTTATAACAAAACGAAGCGTCAACGCCCTAAAAGAGTATCGAAACTATCTATGGAAGGTAGACAGGGAGGGTAAGACAACAAACGAACCCTCGGATATATGGAATCACCACATGGACGCTATACGCTATGGTATATCATCAGGCAAAGGAACTGTGATATGGGAGCCGGGAGAACCAGGGGGTGTGCAGCCCTTCATAGAAGGCATAGGATAGTATTTGCGTTAGAGTAAAGTGCTAGTATATTCTTGAATTATGGCCGAAGAATTAGAAAACTTAGAACTTCAGATGCTCCTTAACAACAAGGAGACGGGATATAATTACAAAGAGAGACGAGAAGAAGACTGGAGAGAAAACTACGAGCTATATAGAGACAAGGTTACTATAAACCGTCTGACACAACGTCAGAGTGTTAATCTTCCCCTAATGAAAACGACCCTCCGAACTCTACTCAAAGATATAGATGATATGCCGGTCATCGTGTTTGAAAACCTAGATAACGACAAACAGGCTGAGGTGTTCCAAAATGAGTATTGGAAATGGACGCTAGAGAAGAATAACGCTGAGATACAGGATATTGTAGACAAAAAGCAGGACTTCTTCTTCGGCAGAACATTTGACTCATGGCAGGTAGAGGACGGACGCATAGTGTTTGATGTGGAAGACCCCGAAGATATCCTGGTAGACCGCTTTATGAATCCCTATGACATAGACTCATCACGTTTCCTAATCCATACGCATATCTTTAAACCCCTGTCCTCCCTAAAGGATAACCCAGACTACGACCAGAAAGAGGTAGCTAAGCTAGAGTTGTTCTTTAAGTCCCAACTAGGCATCATAAAGGCCAAAGATAACGAGAACTCCTTACAGCAAAAGAATAAGAAGATGGCTGATATGGGAGTGTCTGACACAGAAGACCCGGTATTGGGTGAAACTTATGTTGAGCTGTCAATGCACTTTGTATTTAGAGAGGGCGAGAAGATAAACGGAAAAGAGGTAGACGATCAGATCTTTGTATATGTAGAGGCAGAAGAACAGACAATCTTAATGAAGAAGCCTCAAGAGGAGATAATAGGTACAACAAAGGATCATTATTGGAGAAATCACTTTAGATACAATACTTGGGGGGATGATATAGACAAACAAGACTTCTGGTCTGATGGCATAGCAGATATAGTCAGAGTACCCAATAAGGTTGTTAACTCCTGGTTCTCTCAACTTGTTGAGAATAGAACGCTTAGAAACTTCGGTATGCACTACTACGACTCATCTCTTAAGGCAGACGGGTTTGTACCCTCTACCTTTAATCCCGTACCTTGGGGTTGGTATCCTGTTCCTGGCAAGCCTCAAGACGTACTACAAAAGGTAGATATCCCCGATCTCTCAGAGTCTCTAGATGAGATGGCGTATGTTGTAGAGATGACAGAGAAGGCGACAGGTGCTACAGCAACACAGCAGGGCATAGAGACTAAAGCTCAGACCACGCTAGGCGAGGTTCAACTAGCGCAGGGAGAGGCAAAGGCCAGAACAGCAGGAATGTCGAAGTTCTATACAAACGCATGGAAACAGAGGGCTACGAAGTTTCTTAAGCTTGTAGAGGCAGCGTCAGACAAGCTAGACGCTGTAAAGATATATAAAGAGGGAAAGAATACGTCCGATGTCTATGAGAGAGAGATTTCCCCCAAAGACTGGATGACAAAGGCCGGATATAGAGTGAAGGTGTGGGATCAGGATGAGAAGAAAGCAAATGACACCGACTCGCTTACTAAGCTAAATGCTGTTATGCTAAATATGCCTGACAATCCTAAGCTACGAGAGGTTTATCAAAGAAAACTACTAGAGTTTGCAGACCTTAAGCCCGAAGAGATAAGCGAGATTATGCAGTTTGAAGAGCAAAAAATGATAATGATGGGCAACGGAATGATGGGGGCACCACCCCAGCCTGGTATGCAACCTAACGGACAACCTATGCCCAATGGACAGGCTAACGGATTAGCACAGTCACCATTACCTATATGATAGATGAACTTTTGGAGAAAGTAGGGTTAAAGTACGAAGACTTATCTTCAGTTGAGAAGGAGACTCTTAACACATGGGTAGATACACTTCAAAAGGGTCAATTATCA